ATGCTCGCTGATATCTGCCTCTTGCGTACAGGAAGCTCAAATTAACCAATTCAAGCTTCTTGCTAACGCTTCCTTCGACTCGGAACTTGATGCTCTTGAACTTAACAGGAAATCCGTATAGTCGTGGATCGCGCGATCTACGACCCATGCCGTAAGGATCGTCGTCATACCCATACCCATAAGCATCGTTCCCGATAAACACCATTGATAGCGCAGGGTCATATACAACATTGCCTTCAACGTCCTTGAAGAGGTTGTCCACATACGCTTGGAACGTAAACTCAGCGTCTCCTTTTGTGGCCACGGTTACGTATCGGAGTTGCTTGAGCTTCGTAGGATCTTTCCCGTCGATCCATGGGAGTTCCATCTCTATCGTTATCGGGTTTCCTAAGTATTGGCTCCACATCGACGGATTGATTTCCCGTTCCAGAGCGAAGGTTGTATAGGTCGCGTTTCGTGGGTGAGTCGTCAGGCATTTCCAGATTGTCCCGTCGGTTGTATCGAGAACCAAATCATTTGCTGCAAATGCCGGTCCCGTCGCCGCGTAAGAGTAATCCCTATCGAGTAGACGATCAGCGTAAAATCGTTCTCCAGCAAACGTACTGTTCCCCGATAGAAATATCTTGGTGCCTTTGGCCAAAAATACCCTGCCGAGTATGCTTGCCCAACCGGCATCCCAATCCATGTCTTGAAATGAACTCCACGCATGCATTTTGAGACGTGTATTAAACGTGTAGACAAGCACAATACCCCCAGTAGTAAACAAGAAGAAATCATTATTAAGCTTATCATAAACAGCGAAAGCATCAGTAAGCTGTTGAGTATCAGTGAGTGCACCGACTGTACTCCTGTATGCTGGAGACACCACAGAACTCAGGAAATCACTCATCACAGTATCAGGAGAGTAGAGATTTCTTCTTGCCGAAGCCAATCCACTAAGTCCGCAGAACATGAGATCATTTTCCACAGTAACAATACAACGATTGCCCAGCAGACCAAATTGAGGAAGAGTATCAGGAAACTGCGGAGTATGTTTTGTGCCAGTGGAGTCATATACGCCTAGCTTTACTTGGATCGTGACTGACTGGAGAAATACCAGTAGATAAGTACGAAAACCAGCAATACCACGAATGGAAGCAGCTCCTTCAGGAGCGTAGGCGCCAACGTCAAAAGATGTTGAGTCATTCGGAGCCGGATCTCCTATAAAGGTTCCACTTGTACCCTTGGATGAAATCACTACCTCTGTAGCCTTCGCCACTGTGTTAGCCACACAGTGGTAATTAGCCGCAACGCATCCATACTTGCCAATCGGCACGTTGGTGTTCGAGCCCGAGCCGAGGTCTTGGAGATACGTAACTGCGAATGCTGAAGATATCGATACAGGCTTATCGTGACCGTTATGAATAATGAGTGTATCCCGAAAAGGAACAAAGCTAACCTGAGTGATTGTAGGTGTCCATGCTCCCGGAGCACCCGGAAGAGCAGCCGAGATTGTAGAGTTCCAAATTGCGGTAACTAACCCAGTATTATCTACTGTGAGTATCCAGCCGTCTTCAAGTACAACCACGGAACGCCCATTGAAATAATATCCATCAACAATAGGAGAATTATGAGTGCTCTTGACATCCGCAACAAAGTTCTGACCCCAGCGCACTGCCTGCGAGCCAGAGCTTGTCCTGTGAAAATTGATCAAGCTCACCTGATATCTAGGCGGCATGGAAAGGTCCTCGTCAATGGCATTCCAGCCACCTCCGAAGCCTTTAAGCGTCGTGCTTTCGAGCTTAGACGCAGGCCGAGCGGCCTTGCGCTTCTTGAACGCCCGAACCATGGAATACTCCGTAGTGAGGTGAGCTTCGCTCACATTAATACGGGTTGGTGAGATACCAAGTGTTCGGTATTCCTGCACCCGATGGGCTCGGGGTCATTTTCCTGCGTGACAGAGCGGTAGTAACTTCGTTAAATCTGTCATCTGCAAGGTTTTGTTGATCCTGCGCCATGCCCGAGTTGATATCGTCAGCAGACAAGGTAACCCATGCACATGCATGAACCATCATGTCATCGTCAAGGTCCATCACATCGTCCCATTCCCACGGAGTCATCTGACCCGTAGCGGAGAACGATCTTGGATAGTGCCTCCAGCTAACAACAATCGAACTCGTAGCGGAAGGAGGGATGATCTGGATACGCTTATACTGATAATCAGGATCGATCGTCGGCAAAGCAGTCCAGAACAAACTCATCGTTCCGGTAAGCGTGGTTGGATTGCGCCTTCGGTCTAGAACCGGAATTTGGAAGTTGGATTTTTCAGGGAATACCGCGAAGATATCTTCGAAGTCTTTAAGGTTCTGGAAGACTGGATCGACAATCTTTCCAGTGGTACCATCAAGCTGGCATAGCGACCAAGACGTGAACTGTTCCCACGGATACTTCTTATGGAACATGTTAAACGCCCGGATGCAGTCGCGAAACATACGATCATCAGCGTATGTCTGCACGCCCGCACCCGGAACGTCCCCCAGTAGTTCTTGGGCGTCCGTAACAATTTCACGGATCGTCTTGGCCATAAGAACGCCTATGCGTTAAACTGCTTGATGCCGTGCAGGCCACCATTGTTCGAGGTATTGAGCGAATTGTCTGCTCTCAGCCCAATGATGAACTCCTTCAGCCCGTCCGGTGCAGCAGTGCACGTGTATTGGCCACGGGTATCACCGGTTGTCGCGGTGGCCGGATCAGTCACGTCCGGTGCGGTCCAAGCAGAGAACAGCGTTGCGGGATCAATGAGCACCGGAGGATTGCCTTCCTTGGCCCATTCAATTGACCCTTTGAATGGCAGACCAAGCTTCTGGCCAACAGTGCCCACGTTGATTGTAACGCCACCACCAGTCACGATGGTGTTCATACCGAACACTCGGTAGAATGCCTTCTTACCCGTCACGGCAGTTGCCACTGCTGCCCAAGCGAAGTTCTCACTCATAGGCTGACCGAGATAATCTTCGCCGAAGATAGCTACAGTTGCAGTCACCGAACCCGAAGGCGTACATTGTACTGGCCTCCCATACGGGCTGTCTGCGACCCACGGCGTGGCTAGATACGCCTTACCCGTAGCACTTGTCACAAGTGCCGTGGCAATCGCAGTGGCGCTCGCGACCGCCGGTTTGCCGAGACTAAACGTGTTGCACTCGTTCATTGCAAGGCTCGCTGCATACTGCATAGCCGGGCAGTACATATTGACACCCTGCATACCACCTTGTCGATCTCTGTACATATCGATCTCCTAAGCTGCGAAATCTCTGTCTTCGTCGTCGTCGTCATCCTCTTTCGGGACGAAATCCTTGACCTCGATCATGCCCTTGGCCTGAGCGAGATCAATCACCATCTGTTCGAGTTGCCTATAGCTCGCCATCCGGAGTTGAGGGTCCTGCGACATGAACATCTTGCCGAGCGGCGAGTTCGGGTCGTTCAAGCCCTCCATCTGGATGATCTTGGGTTCCTTATGCAATCGATAGTGCTTCAATTGAGCAAGGCTCCTCACACGTATCGCATGCCCTCTGGGGAAGTACACGAGATACCCTGCGTCCTCGGGCAGGAGCTTCTTCTTGATCCCGTCCTTGGTCCAGTAGTGCACCTCGCGCTTAACTTCACCATCTTGCTTGACGACGACGTATGCGAGCCTTGATCCTTTGAGAACACCAGCAATCACAGTAAGTCTCCCTGTCACATATCATTACGTGTTGGTGAGATAGGCGTGTGTCCGGTATTGACGCCAGCTACAGAGTTGGCCTTCCCAGACCACCCTGCGACCTGTCGCGTCCATGTTCCACGGCGAACTGAGTTTCTTGATCCTCATGTTCGTGCCGCGTAACACGTGCAGCGTCAAATACTCTTCATTGCAGAAGTACGCGTCATTGGCTGCGAGCTTCTCATCGAAGAGCAACGGGGTCCCGTTATGGGTGGTGCCTGAAATACCGAGGTTAACCAACTTTCGCCCAGTTCCCGAGTCACCAAGTTGGATTTGCTGCTTGTCTCTTGCTGCTGCCTTGTGCATACGATAGATTTGGCGGCCAGCAAAGATAACCGTCGGGCGAGGGCTTGATTGTCCATCGGTTGACCGATTGAGATCGAGTTCGAGAATGTCGTCGAATGCCTCTTCGATATTCTCAGGTGAGAGAGTACCAGCGAAGCGATAGGATGAGCTTCTCCACTGCGACTCGTTGGCTAGGTTAATCCCGCCAACCACACCCACAGTAGGATCAGCAGGTATAAGATTACCGAGCCCATTAGGATCGGAACCAGCGCCGACCGAAGTGTGGTAGGTAGCAAACTTGCGCTTGATAGACTCGTCGAGGGCTTGGATTTTGCCCTTGAGGATTTTGAAGATTTCCGCACGGCCTTGGTTCTCGTCTTCTTCCTGATCGGAGATGATGAGTGAACCAACAACACGGCTCATGTAGTATTCAACCGTGCTGAACTCATTCGTCTGATCAATCGACACAGTATCGTAGTACTGCATCGACTGGACGTTTGGGTTAAGGCCAGTGATCAGCGGATTAGTGATCTGTGGACCACCATCCTCTGTCACAACTCGCTTTTTGGCATGGAGATATGCTGAAACCGTTCCTGAGATCGCCGAAGCCATGATGAGCTTCGCACGCGAACGGTCGAGCATCGCTTGGATGACCGTATCGAGGACCATGACTCTATCCGTGTGTGTGACCCACACACGAAGCTGTCAGCTTCGCTGACCAAGCACTTCGCGTATGATGGCATCGTACGACATGCTAGGATGCGCTGGGCCAGCGTTGCCCGAGGCTCTCCTGTCACCACCAGATGGGGCCATACCCTGCCCATTTGGCAGACTCCT